CTCATTTCATCCGGTGCGCAGAGTCGTGATATCGGACTAAGCAACAACCAGGGAAAATACGGGGCAAAAGTGATGCGTATAGATCTACCGACCGGCTACCAGGGTAAGTGCAAAATGGAGTACACGTCAGGCCAGTCTGGACAGTCATTCCGCGCTGTATTTCCGTCAGTGGAGGAAGCCACCGGAGCAGCTGAATATGCGTTCGATGAGTTGCGCGGCGGTTATCACAACGTCCGGGTAGCACCAGCGGAAGAGGATTCCGCTGTAACACATCAAACCGGCCTTGATTGGGCCGTTGACGACGACAGTTAAAGAATCACCCCAGCGGGAACGGTCTGTACGCAGAAGGTATTGAAAAAGACCTGTATCTGCATGACTTCCGATTCAAGCATTGCGCGGTAATCAAAGACTAAAACGAAAGCAGGGAAAATAGGAGCTAAACGGAATTATGAAAACGATTACGGAACGTGAATTTGTGGCGGTGCTGCGCCAGCACCAACCCGCCGTCGAAGCAGGTGCCAAACTCGGGCTGTGGCTCGATGCCACTGACCAGCTGCAGGTCACGCCGCTGCAGCAGCCGCCAGAGGGCGGCCACCTCATCATTGAGGTGCCGCTTGAAGGAAAATGGAACCTGACGCGGGACTGGCCCTGGGATGACATCCTAAGCGGCCCGGTTGTAGTAGACCGGGGGATACGGGGTGAGGAACACCCCAATTGGGACGACCGGCCCGACAGTCTGGCAGAGCGCCAGGGTGCTGCTCTGGTCGCCGCTCAGGCGGCCCTGCCGTACCTGCCAGGCACTGAGCTGGCCCGGCAGCTGGCGGCGGTGCTGAGCAGCGCAGAACCGGCCAAGGCCAGCCAAGACCTGCTGGAGCAACTGGACGTAGCTGCGATCACGCCCACGCCCGAGGAGCCTGCACAGCAGCCCGCGTGGAAGGCGGCGGCAGCAGCCGTGCGTTTTGCGTTGCGCAACGGCAGCGACCCGGCACATACGCTAACCCCTGCCGTTGCGTATTACGCAGACGACAGCATTGCGCATTACCTCGCTGCTGCTAACGCGGCTAAATAATCACCTGGAGAAAAGTTTCAACTATCCGGAAATTCCGGATAGTTGGATCAGGGAAAAACACAGAAAAACACAGAAAAACACAGAAAGACGCCCGGCCAATGGCCGGGCTTCTTTGTTTGTGGCGGGGCGACTACTGAGCCGCTGCCAGCCGGACAGGTAACCGCCAGTGTGGGCCGCTCAGCCTGCGCCTGCAGGACGGATGCCTGCTGCGCCGGGGTCATCTGTGACGCACAGCCGGGCAGCACGGACGCCAGCGCCAGCGCCATCAGTAATTTTTTCATATCGGGATTCCTGGGATTAAAAAACCCGGCAGGTGCCGGGTCAGAATTGTGCAGCCAGCGCCACCACGGCGGGCGGCGGCGCTGGCCAGTGCTGATCATCGCTGATCTCTGCCGTCAGATCCTCAGCCAGCGGCCGCTGGGCGGCGCGGGTCTGGGCGATCCACTGCACCCCCTGCTGATAGACCGCCACCTGCTCAGGACTGAAGACCTGCGCAGCGGCGGCGGCGGTCAGATTCGCCTGGGCGGCCAGATCAATGACCGCAACAATGCGGCGGGAACATTCGGTTTTAGCCAGGCTCAGGCGCGACTGCACCAGCGCCGCTACCTGCGCGGCGCTTTCCTCTGCAGTAAACGGCCGGACCTGCCACGTCTGCTGATACTCACCGTCAACCCGCTCTGGTGCGCCCTCCGTGACTACATCGCCTGCGGGTTTATTGACCGGGTTAACCAGCGCATAGTCCGGGTGATTAATCGGCTTTGCTTTCGGAAAAATAATATCCGGGTGATTTAATTCAATCCGGCGGCGGTAGATCGGGTACTGGCCTGTTTCAACATTTATATACTGTTCCATTTAATTACGCTCCTACGTCTGCGCCCGGCGTTACCGTGCCGTTAATAACAAAATCCCCACCTGTACCCGCGTTAAAACCGAGCGCGGTCAGGTCATCGAATCGCAAATCCACCACCCCAGGCGGGATCAGACCCGCATCAATTGACGGCTGCAACGGCACGGGATAACCAAAGGCATCGACAAACAACAGCCGGACTGCCTCATCATCAAACCCGATGACTGAATCCGCTATATAGCAGCATCCAATATCAACGCCGCTAATCAGCGTCAATAGATCCAGCGCCTGGCTGGACGAAAAAACAGGGTGGCCGCGTGTATCTGTAAATGACACCCCCGACGTACCATTTAGAATACAGCGGGTATTTGCTGGGGCCGAGTTATCAAAATCGAGAAACAAAAAATTCCAGCCGGTAGTGTTTAAACTACCCGCAGTTTTAAAACTCCAGTTATCTACACTGGAATTACTGCCACAAAAATCGAATATAACCTGTTTCGCGGAATTATATATTCTGAGCTGGCAATCATTGCTGCCAGCCCTGAATATTGTTGATATGTCAGAACCCGCGTAGCGGGACAGATCAAATGCAATAAACAGCGCAGCCGTAGACAACCCCTGCAACCCGGATGCGGTAGCATGTAACCCGGCTGAATGGTCTGAGGCAGTCACACTACGTGCCCAGTACTCGCTCGGCCCACGCGCCCCTTTGAATGTAACATTTTCATCGAAGTCAGCACCCGCCCCCCGGTTTTCACCCGGCCTGTTAGCCACCATCGGCATATACACGACCGGCAGGGTTGATGCAGGTATTTCACCATTATCTCCCAGATATACAGTTCGACCATTTTCCCAAAACGGATTGTCAGCCAGATCGACATACTTACTGTCTAGCCAGACCCGTGCCAGCGCACCGTCCAGCCTGTTTCCACCGACAGAATCCGAGCCGACTCCTAGTCGAATTCCATACCCGATACTCTGCGCATACCCCAGCTGATACTTGATAACGACAGGCACTAAAGCGCCGTTGACCGCGCAGCGTAGCGTTGTGAAATCCCTCGTATCCAAGCTGAAATCGACCTGCTGCCAGCGGTGCTCAGGAACAGGCAGTGTCCACAACCCTATAGTTCCGCCCACGCTCGATGCTGCAGATATGTGAATATCTACCCCATCTGTGTATACACAAACCCCACGATTTCTCGCACCACCCGATGTTTCGCTTACAAAAAGATACTGCCTCCCTACCCTTTTATTCAAAATAAATAAAATTGAAAATGTAATTACAAACCCGTCGAGGCCAGGAATATAGTCTGAACGATACAAATACCCGTCATCCGGAGCGAACTGAGTGGCGGGAGCGTTATAATCACTCGGCCCGACCTGGCTCTGCGCCATCACCCCATGCTGAACGAAGTCACCCCCATAACCGAAATTAATCCCTGGGTTTTCAGAATCGACACAAACATAGAGAATCGGATTCAATGAGACTTGGCTTTTAGCAGGCATCAGACCATTAGGACCGTATTCAGTAAACAGTCGCCGATTAGCATCTACCGACAAATCATAATACGATGTATCTAAAAATACGTGCGACATTCTACCTTTAAATAAAGTAGAAGTAGTACTATTAGAACCAACGTAATACGGCGTATTAGAGAAATTTATTACATCATTAATGTACGTATCCCACAAAACAGACACTGGAACATCATTCACATATACATTCCGCTTCGCAAGGTCAGTCGTATCTACTGACATTACTATATGCGTCCATGTATCCTTTACTAACAGCGCAGATACACTAAAAACCACAACACTTGTGTGGTCTGGATTCCGGGCCAATAGTCGATATTTATCAGTACCTGACTTATATAACACAAAACGATCAGAACCAAAATTTATGTACTGCTCTCCGGTTTCAAGCGTAACCGGATACAGCCACAAACTGAGTGTAAACGCCTTACTATCGGTACCCAACAGCCCGCCACGACTGAGATGATCCTCCACCCCATCAAAATCCACAGCATCCCTAATTATTCCCGCATTTGCCTGCGACTGCACCCGCTGCGACAGCATCAGTTTTTTACTGCTCATCCCGCCACCCCGCACACTGTCACACCGCCGTCACTGCTCCACAGCACCAAAACGTTACCGCCCGACTCCTGCAGTGCGATTTTTGTATCCGCAAAACTGCCCGTCCGCGACCCGTCGCCGATTAACCAATTCACCGGTGGCAGCGTCAGCACATGCGCACCGCCATCGATCAGCTCGATCTCGACCTCAGCGTATACCCCTGCGGCGGGCCAGCCAGTCAGCGTCAGCTGTGTATCACCGGCAATCGTCAACTGCTGCACCGGCCCCGCCGATACGTCGATCACCACCCCGCCCGCGTGCGCGCCCAACGCGATCAGCGCCGGGGTGCGGTCGGCCTTTACCACATCAATCTGCCGACTGCTCCACGCGCGATCCGCTGCCACCTGATCATCATCCAGCACCCCAACCGGGAGCGCTGTGGCGGCCCGAGCGGCAGCCTCGCGGGCCGCCGCCACGGCGGACTGCATCGCCGTCAGACCCGCCGCCAGATCAATCGACTGCCGATAGACCCACAGCGTCACCGCCAGTCCAGCCGGAGCCTGCACGGTCAATGTCGCCCCGGCGGGGACATTCGGTTTGACCGCCAGCGGCGCGCTGCTATTCGCCGCGACCGGCAGCTGCAGCATCACCTGACCATCCAGCAGCAGGCTGTATACCCGCTCACCGGCGGTGCTGTTGGTCGCCAGCAGACTGTTGACCACCGCCTCTGTTGTCGCATCATTTGTGACCGCCAGCTGCGCTGTACCGTCACCCTGCAGAATCACTGTCTCAAACGCCATCACTCACCCCAGCACCATTGCCATCGCGACCGCCTGCTGACGGGCATACTCTGACGTACGCGCCGAACCCCAGGCTGTCAGACTGCTGACTGTAAAATTATTGATCACATCACCCGCAGCAGCAGCCTGCGCCAGATCAGCGACCTGCTCGATCTCCGCGATCCAGTCTGCGATTTCTGCGCGGTTAGACGCTGCGGAGTCAGACAGCGACTGCATAAACAGCCCAGTCAGATCCTGCATCTGACTCACGCCATCCGCCACCTGCACCGCCGCGTCGCGGCCTGCCGCTGTGTACGCCGCATTTTCTTCGACCTGGGCCGCCAGCGCGGCCAGCGCGGCCAGCTTCGCGCGGTCGATCTCTGATACCAGGTGATCCGGCAACCGCCCGGTGTACGCCAGCAGCTCGGCGAAACTTTCACACAACCGCTGCAGCTTATCGACCAGCTCAATATCATCACCCATCACCGGGGCCATAGTCGGCCAGTCTTTTGCGATCAGCTGAGCATGCTGCTGATCCAGCGTCAGCTCTGTCTCTGTCTCTGCCATCTCTACGCCTCTCTGAAAATAATTGGGGCCGCAGTCTTGCCGAACAAGGAATTGCTGCGCGCCGTTTTAACATCAGTGGTACGGACCCCGGTGAACATATGCGCCAGCGACTCCATGCCGCCGCTGCGCGCTGTCGGGTACGCCGACACAAACCAGACGTCAGCTTTTGAGCGCGCCAGCTGGGCGTGCAGCCACGCCCGGTCCGCGCCTTCCAGCCAGTCAAAACTGACTGACAGCTCGCGATAAACTTCGCCGCGCTGGATATCCAGCCCGCCGCCAACCGTGCCAAAATGCTGGGTTTTATCGACCCAGACCAGCACCGCGCCCCAGCTGAAATTATTGATCAGACTGTCCGACTGGCCGACCGGCAGACGCTCGATCCGCGCCTGACCGTCTTTATTGTCCGGGTCCGAAATCGTCACGATCAGCTGATCAGCAAACTTCAGCAGCGGCAGATAGTGCTCCGCCACGCGGGTGTTGAGCTGGTCATCCCAGCACTCGCCAAGAAAATTCACCCCGGCTTTAAACACCCCCCACGGGATCGGGTGGCCGACGCTCAGAAACCCGCTGTCGTACATCTCAGTCCCGGACCGGTACAGCTGCCAGCGCACTTTTGCCGTGCCTGACAGGTTGTGCCGATCCAGCACCAGGGTGTCGATCGCGACCGGCTCCGGCCAGCTGAGCGTGATCGTCTGATCGGCCAGCGGCTGATCCGGCGCGGCTGCCTCGCTGTACCAGACATGGTCCCGCCACAGGTTTAACAGATGGTGGGCCGTGTCCGGCGAACTGCTGGCGGTGGCCGTGGCCCCCGCCCAGTGCGGCCGCATCAGTTTGATCCGGCCTATTTTTTCACTCACCAGTAGACCTCCAGTTCGCCGGTCGTCAGCTGATTATTGAGCACCCGCACACAGCGACCCTGGTCGAGCCCGTAGCGCGGATAGGTGATCTGGACCGTGTCACCGGCGCGGATCAGCTGCACCGCGCTGGACATACACGACAGCCGGGCGCGGTAGCGGGTGACGCCGCACAGCTCGCGGGTCTCCTGCCGCAACTGCTCAGCGGTGGTTTTATCTGCAAACGGGGTATCGACCTCAATCACACGGGCCAGCGGGTTACTGCTCAGCGTGTCGCTGACGTGCTGCCACTGGGTGCCGTAGCGCTGCAGATCGGCGGGGCTGATTCCGCCCTGCGACACGTCGGTGCCGGTGTTCAGCCCGCTGGCATCCTGTGTCGTGTAGTTGCGCCCGTAGCGGATCTCAACCCGCCCGGCGGGGGGCTCGACGGCGATAATTTCCAGCCCCGGCGAAGCGGCGCTGTCGATGATTGCAGAGCTGCGCAGCACCTGCACCGGCACAGCGTCCGGCGGCTGCAGGCTGCGAATCTCCAGCTCACCCAGCGCATTGATCACCGCCGCCGCCCCCAGACCGGCCAGCAGCTGATCGAGCACCGAGCGGCGCGACTCATCACTGCGCGCCGAGATCCCCAGCGGCCAGTCGGGCAACGCGGCCAGGCTGGCGGCATTGGGCACCAGCGCGGTGCCCGCACAGAGCAACTGCACCAGCGCTGCCGGGGTGCCCCCCGCAGCGACAGCATCAAACGTAATCGCGCCACGGGGCATCGACTGCAACCGAAACCCATTCACCGGGTCACCGGGGGTGTAGCCCACCGCGCCGCCTTTATCGCGCACCGCAGTGATCGTCACCGGGCCGGTGTGTACTACATAGCCCAAATTGTTATCCGGCACCGGCACGGTGACGTTAAACACCGTGCCGAACAGCACCGGCACGGGCTCCCCTTCGACCTCCGCCAGCGGTGCATCCAGCGCCGCCAGCGGGTTGTGCAGCAAAAACCGCAGCTCGCCGCCCTGCGCGCTGTCGATGCCGCCGTTAATCATTGATCCGGTCAGCCGAAAATCTGACCGGGGCCACTGCCGATCACCCAGATACAATCGCACCGGGTGGCCCAGCCACTCGCGCCCCAGCCAGCTGTCAAACCGCCCGGTGTTGCGGATGGTCAGGTCCTGGATTGAGCGGTCTGTGTTGATACCGTCCTCCAGCTCAATCTCTTCCAGTGCATCGAGCCAGACCGTGCTGCCGGGCTGGGTGTAGATGCCGTGGGCGAGGGTTTCCATCCCCGCGCTGTGCTCCAGCTCCAGCAGCCAGACACGCTGACTGTCGCCCGCCTGGAGCCAGGCGGCATACCGCTGATCATCAATCACGGGGAGTCCTCGACGTTGCCCGGCGTGGGCTGATTTTTAGCTGTTTAATAACACGGGTCGTCTGCAAATTAGTGGCCTCGACCTGATCCGTCATCAGCCGTTCAATCGTTTCAGACAGCTCGACAATCGTCGCCGACATCGCCCGCAATTCACGCTCAGCGCTCGCGTTATCCGCCCGACTGGCGGACTGAATAACCGGCGGCGGTGGTAGCGGGGCCAGCAACGGCAGCGGTGGGGCTGATTGCCCGGCGCGCCAGGCCTCGGCCTGGGGCGCAGTCAGTACCGCCTCATCTCTGTGCAGCTCGCCGATATAGCCGTCAAACGGCACACGGGGCAGGCCATCACGGTGGCTGCCGTCAACCCAGCCACCCGCGCTGCGAATCGCCGCCTCCTGCGCCGCTGAAACACCGCCGGTGGCCGCAACGGCGGCCGCCAGAGCCTCGGTTTCGACCGTCCCACCCAGCACAAAACTGGCCAGCACCTGCTGGTGACCTGCCAGCCCAGCATCAGCAGACGCCGGTGATTGCGCGACAACCACCGCACCACCACCACCGCTGTCGCCGCTGTCGCTATCGCTGCTCAGGGCGTCACCCATCGCGCCGCTGAGCTTCTCCGGCAGCAGCGCCAGCAGCGCGGCGATGTCACCGAGCTGCGCGGACTGATCAACGATACTGCGCAACTGACGCTCCAGCTGCGCGCGAATGCGCTCCAGCTCATCCCGCTGGCGCTGCTCCAGCGCCAGCGATTTGTCTTCATAACTGCTGCTGTCGAGCGTCAGCGCCAGATCGTCCAGCGCGCCGCTGACTTCGGAGTAGACCGACAACGCCCCGGCACTGCTGCCGTACATGCCCTGCGACTCGGTCAGATACGCCTGACCGGCACTCTGCAGCTCCGACAGTCGAGCCGTATCGCCGCCCTGCACGGCCGCCAGCACCTCGCGGTACTGCGCCTGCGCCTCGTCATAGCGTTGCTGCGGGGTCAGCGGTGACTGTGCCGACAGCGCCAGACTGTCCTGCATCCGGCCCAACTCAGCAACCAGCCCCTGCTCCGCTTTTAGCTGCTCCAGCCGGTCGTCATAGAGCCGCTGCAGATCGTCCTCAGCATCGAGATACTGCTGCCAGTAACCATCAATGTCCGGCTGATACTCAGCCAGCACCTGCGACTGCTGCAACTCTGCCAGCTGGGCCTGGGCATCGAGCCAGGCCGACAGATCGCCGGTTACGTTGACCGCCTCGATCCACGCCTGGGAACCCACCTCCAGCCCATCCACCACCGCTGCCAGATCAGCAAACCCACTGATAGCGGTGTCGTGCAGGCTGTTGTACTCATCAATCGGCTGCTGCCGTTGCTCGATCAGCCAGTCAAGATAGCCGGACTCACTGAGCACCGACTGCATCAGCTGCTCCAGCGCGCCCGGCTGCAGCTGCAGGGCGGCAACGTAACTGCTGCCGCCGCTGCTGGTCGTCGTCGCCGGAGTCGATACAACCGCCGGTGCTGTTGCCTGTGCAGCAGTGACGTTGGCATTGTGAATTTTGGCACCATCAATTGCGCTGACCAGTTTATCAATCGCGGTGCTGCCGTCGTCAGCCAGACTCAAATCATCAATCTGGCCCTGCCAGTGCGCGATCCACTCATCTACGCCGCCCATCTTCAGCACGTCGCCCCAGAAAGTGCTGTAGTAATCGATTTTCTCTTGGGCATCGGCAATCGCCGCCGCAATGTCGGCGGCGGCAGTGATCTGCGCCGCCTGCGCGGCCGCCAGCTCATCCTGCAGCTGCTCGATATCAATCATCACCCCCGGCGAACTGCTGACCGTCCCGCCCCCGCCACTGCTGCCACTGCTCCCGGCGGCCGCTGTCGCCCCGCTCAGTGAGCCGCCCAGGGCGTCAATCGCCTGCGCCATCTCAATCGCGGCGAGGTAGGCCCGCTGACCGGCGGCGGTGCTCAGATCCTGCGCGTCAGCATACGCGCGGGCCTGGTCCATATTGGTGATCAACTGATCACCGTACAGGCCCTGCTGGGCGTTCAGTGCGCCCAGATTACGCGCGGCATCGAGCGCGGACATCGAGGCCCGTTCCGCATCCGTGTACAGCAGCGACATCCCGGTATTCATCGACGCGCTGAACTGCTGCATGCCACCGGCTGACTGGATAAAGCCGTCGGCGACGCTGATCAGCTCATCGCCTGTCAGCTGCAGGCCCCAGCCCAGCTGGGTGTTGTACTCGGTAAACGTCTCGACTTCTGAGCTAACCCGGCTGATCGTGTCGCCCAGATCCTCCGACGCCTGCTGCAGGTCGTAAAACACCTCGACGCCGCTGGCACCGGCCTCATTTGCTGCGACCATGGCCGGGGCGAGAAACGCCACCGTATTCTGATACTGCAGCAGCTCCGCCCGCAGTTCCGCACCGGCCAGGGTGCTGCCGTCGATGCCGGTGATCAGCTCGCGGAAACCGGTTTTGCTGCCGTCAAGCTGCAGATTATTTGCCCGCAGCACGCTCTCTAAATCGTCGTAGCGGGTCAGCTGGTCGTCATAGACCCGCTGCTGGCGCTCGGCGTTAGTAAAAAACTGCTGATCAAAGGCAGCGTTCTGGGCGTTAAATGCCGCCAGCCCGCCCGCACTCTGCACCAGCTGATCGGCGAGGCGCAGCTGATCATCGGCGCTGGCGTCAAATTTCAGCCCCAGTGCGTCAGATGCTGCATCGACCCCCTTAACCTGCAGATTCAGGCGCTCGTAGACAGTGCCCAGCGCCTCGCCGTCCTGCGCCAGACTGGTATAAATATCGGTCTGAATCCCGGCCTGTTTGGCCATTCGCGCAAAAGCAGCATCCAGACCGCCAGTCAGGTCAGTGCCGGAGAAAATCACGTCGCCGCCGCTGAAATACTCACTGCCGTTCGGCGAACGCTGGAGATCATCGGCATTTTCGACCGCATCGCTGACACGAATCTGTGCACCATCGCGCTGACCCACGCCGACCTCATACGAGTCAGTCAGCTCGACACCGTCAAATCGGGCAATATTTTGATCAAACGCCGACAACATCGAGGCGATGTGCGTTGCCGCGTCCCGGCCCTCCTGCCACAATTTGTCGCCGTTTTCGCCGCCGGAGTAGACGTAACCGTCGCCGCCGGTCGTGCCCGCCCACTGCGTTTTATCGCTGGGTTTTGGCCCCAGCATCCCCGCGACTGCACCCAGCCCGATAGCCAGCCAGCCCGCCGGACCCAGCCCCGCTAGCGCACCGCTGGCACCGGACAAAAACCCGCCGCCGCCGATCATGCCGCTGATACCACCGGCCAGCGCAGCAGAGCCTGCACCGCCTGCCACACCAGCAATCGGCCCGTGTTTTTTAGACAGCCCAAACGCCGCCAGCGCCGGGCCTGCAGCATTGAGCGCCCCGCCCAGCCCGCTGCTCGGATCAATCAGCAGCTGGGTCGGCGGCCCCATGCCATCAGCAGCCATGCCATAGCCCAGGGACTGGGCCTGACTGTTGATAAACGCCGTCGTGCCACCACTGGCCGGGTTGAAAAAATCCAGCGCGCCGGACGCAGTGTCGGCTAGATTTGACAAGCTGGGCAGCCCGCCCGGCAACCCACCCGCACCACCGCCGGAGCTGCCACCGATCCCCAGCGAACTGCTGACCGACTGCTGAATGTTCAGTACAATTTTTTTAGTCGTCGCCTGGTGGGCCATTTCGGCCAGCATTGTCTTAAAACTGCCGAGGATGTTGTCGGTAAAATCCTCGAACGAATCAAAAGACCCTTTCCACGCATCGGCGAACGACGCATCAATGCGTTTAGTCGCCTCTTCCCAGCTTTTAACAAACGGATCAGTTTCTTTCGTCGCTTCTTTCGTCGCCTCTGCGACCGCTTTTAACTGTTCCTTTTTGTCATACAGGGCAGCGGTGCTGTTACGCACAGCGATCCGCTGATCATCTGTGGCCCGTTTATCCAGCTTTTTCAGATTGATCTGAATTGCGCGTTCTTTCTCACTCAGCCCCAGCAGCCGTAATTCTTCATCAAGATGTTCAATAAGCAGGGCGTTTTTATCCGCCAGCGTTTTAGTGGCCTTTTCTTCTTTCTTGATCGCAGCGGTAACGCCAACAATGGCCTTTTTCAGCGCCTGCTGATCGCCGATGCCTTCTTTAATCGCCTGATTCAGGCGGGCTTTTTCATCGCGCAGGGTCTGCACCTTGCTGCGCTGATCGCCGTATTTGGTACTGAGGTCCCGCACCTCTTTCAGCAGCAGCTGTTGCTGCTCGGTCAGTTTTTCGCCGCTGGCCGTCAGCGCTTCATTCGCCCCGACCACATCCCGGCTGGATTCGTCCAGTTTTTTCAGCGCCAGCTGCAGGGCTTCCAGCCGCTCGGTCTGACCTTTGAGGTTTTCCTGAGCGGTATCGTAACTGCCATCAAACAGGCTTTTTAGCCCTTTTGGCTCTTTCACGCCTTCCAGGGTTTTTATATAGCGCTCGGTTTCGGCGATCATGGCGCGGACTTTTTCCGCGCCGTTTTTGGCAAACCCGTCGGCGATATCACTGAGCCGGTTTAGATCATTGGCCCCGCTGATCGCGTCGGTGACATCGCGGATCGCCAGCGCCAAGCCGTCAATCGGGCCGATAGACTCTTGCGCCCGGATCGCAGCGGTATCAATGCTGGCGGCATAGGTGCCCATGGCCGTCGCGGCGAGGATGCCCACGCCCAGCGGGCCACCCAGCATCGCCAGCCCACCGGACAGCATACCGCTGGCACGGCCTGCCAGGGTGGCGGTGCTGTTGTAGCGCAGGGTGGCGGCGCTCAGGCGGTCAACAGCGGCGGCATGACCTGTCGCGCTGGCCGTCGCGATGCCGCTGGAGCTGATCCGGCGCAGCGCTGCCGTCGCGGCGGCTTTCTCCGCCGTCGCCTCGGCGATCAGCGCAGTCTGCACCGCGCGCGATGCGGCTACCTTACTCACCATCGCCGGGATGACGTGCGCCGTAATCAGCGCCACCCCTGCGGTAGCAGCTGTACCGAGGTATTCAACCGCGCCCGCGTTATCACGGATCGCCGCAGCTAAGCCGTTTACCAGCCCGGTTGTCTGCTGGCTGGCCAGTAACGTGACCTGATTGCCGACACCTGTCAGGGCTGCACCCACGCCATCCCAGGCGGCGGAGTAATCAACGATTGCCTGGGCATCCTGCTCAGACAACGCATAGCCGACCTGTTTAGCCTCCAGCATCAGGCCGGTGACATTGCCCAGGATGGGGATCAGCAGGCTGGCATCACTCGCAAGATCTTCCAGCATGCTGATCTGCTGATTACGATCAGACAGCTCACCGATCCGGTCGAAAACAGTCAGGAACTGCTGGTCTGCAGACAGGCCCCGCAGCTGATCCAGCGACATCCCCAGCTCGTCAATAACCGCCATGGCATCGCCAGTGCCGTCGCGGAACGCAATACCCAGCTTTTCCGAGAAATCCTTTAGAATATCGCCGACTTTATCCGACGACACGCCCAGTGATTCCCCGGCATACTGCAGCGCCTGCAGGTCAGTGATCGACACGCCCAGTGCTCTGGAGACCGCTTGTGTATCGCGGATCATATGGGCGCGCCAGATCGTACTGGCCGCCGCCGCGCTGGCAAATCCGCCGCCCCAGGCCAGCATAGACTGAGCGCCCGACAACACCGCCGCCCGCGTCTCCTGAGACTGTATTTCCAGCCGACGCTGCTCTTCAACCAACGCTGATAGCCGGGTTTTCGTCTGCCGGGTGCGGCCATTCAGTGAGCGCAGCGCGTCGTCTGTCAGCTCTACGGCGCGCACGGCTCCGCTGGCATCGCCGGTTAAGACGATGCCGGATTTGTAGGTTTTGGCCACGGCGATAAACTCAGAGGTAGGGGGTACGGATCAGGCGGACGGGATCAGGTCGCTACCCGATCCGCCCAGCCCTGTAATGCGCCGCGCTCAATCAGCAGCACCTGATTTTTCAGGCGGCGCTGCTTCTTTTTGCCCACCCCGTCCATGCTCATCACCGCCGCCAGTTCGGTACGACTGATCCCGCGATAGAGCGAGGTCGTGCCCGCCGGATTGCTGACGGTGTCGTACTCCTGACGGCAGTCACAAAACAGGCAGAAGGCCCGCCAGTTGGGGGCCAGCACTTCAAACGGTGGGGGGGCCGCCGCGCGGGCGGCGGCGATCTCTTCAGGGGGCGCGCCCCACTGCGCCAACTGTTCGGCGTGTTTATTGATATCGGGCGGCGGGTTCGCCCAGCGGGTGCCCGCGTCGATCAGTTTTTTTGCAGAGCCGCCGCAAGATCGCTGCCGTTCACGTAGTTGCGCAGCGCCTCAAAAAACGGCAGGGCGACAAACTCCATTGTCAGCAACTCTGTCAGCAGGCCTGGGCTATATTCCAGATCGTCACCGTCGGCATTTTTCAGCCCTTGAATGTTTTTAACCACATCACAGGCAATTTCGACATCGTCCGCGCCCAGCTCAGGCATTTCCGGCGGTTCAGGCTCTGTCAGTTCGACCGCCTCACCCGCCGCTTCTTTGTCCAGATACGCATCAAGCGCCACTTTATACGCCTCAATCTCTTTGAGATGGCGCTGGTAGCTGACGCTCTGGCGGCGCATAAGGCCTTCCAGCTTCTTAGCCTGGGCGTGCCGCTCAGACTTGGACAGCCACTTAAAATCGACCAGTATCGACGCCGTTTCTTCACTACCCGGCGGGGTAAACTCAACTTCTTTCGTCACCACATCGGGCGCAACCATCACAAAAGCCATGTTATAAATCCTGTTTCAGGCCCGATTATCAGGCGTGGAAAAAATTAAAATCGCTGTTGGCCGTTAGCGGCACAATCGCGCAATCAAGCTGGAAATACTTGATCTTGTCTTTAAACGTTTTCTTGATGTCCTTGATCTGCAGATTGGGGATGTTCAGGCCAAACACATGGCCAACATTCGTGGCCATATCACCCAGCTGATAATTCAGCTCCGAACTGGCGTTACGGTCGGCCAGTTCATAAAAATTGATCGTGGCCAGATCGTCGGCGATAAACGTAATACTGACCGAGCCCTCACGGGTCGGGCCGTCAACAAACTCCTGGTAGGCCACGTTGGCATACACCAGGCCTACACCCATTTTCAGGGTCAGTTCGCTCATCCGTAATTTGTGGCCAAAATATTCCACACGCTGGATGTTTTTGCTGTTCGGGGCCAGTGGATTACCCCAGCCGGTGTAGTCGATATCTGCCGGGTCCGGGCGGGTGCCGGTGCCGGGCGTCAGATACAACCCCTTCAGGGTCAGTTTCAGCCGGGGCATGGCATCCGTGCCCAGCACAAATTCAGCATCACCGATACAGCCGACAATTTTGTGCAGCTCATCCTCAATCATGTAATAGATCGACAACGATTTGCCTTTGCCGACGATGTTGTAGGCCACCCGGTCCGCCTCAACCACTCCGGCTAATGAACAGCCCAGATAGAGATCGTTATAGGGCGGCGGCGTGGTGGCGGTGCCATCTTTCGAGCCACCCAGTTTGACTGTCAGAGATACGTTTACATGGCTGTGGATGGTCGCGGTACTGCCCGCGCCGAGGAAACCGCGACTCTCGTTTGACTGCTCGGTTTTACGCTCCACCGTTACATCAACGTCCTCGCCCAGGATGGCCTGTACAGGCCCCGGCGTGGCGTCGTCGGCATAACTGTTTTCAACACCAATCATCAGCAGCTGGCTGTCCTCGCGCAGCAGTACTTTACTTTCCGTCAGGGGCATGGCCGTCTAGCTCCAGTTTCGGGGCGGCAGGGGCCGCCGGTTGGATTTCAGTGCCGGGCTGGCGGGTTACGCTCAGGGGCTCCAGTTTGCCACCGTCCACGCGGCGAAACATGCCGCCCACGGTCGGGGGCGACAGCGGTTTTTTTATCTGTTTCATGGGGTTACCTGTCAGGCAGAAGTGTATTCGGTGATTACGTAGGTGTTGCGCCACAACGCCAGCGGGCCGTAATGCTGCAGCAGATCGCCGCCCACCAGGGCCAGCCCGGTAGCGTAGTCGCCCGCGCTGGGAATAAAGCCCAGCAGGGCCGCCGTAACCGCGCGCTGGGCGGTGTCGATCTGCTCACCCGGCGCGATAATGGCAATGTGGTAATGGTGTTCGACGGTTTGCGTAACCGTGGCGGTGCGGGCCTCGCTGGCCCCCATGCCCGCCGCATACACAAACGCGGCGGGGATCAGCTGCGACTCTGTGGCCAGGCTGTACACCTCCACGGCCATCAGCGCCCGGCGGATTTTCTCGGTGTACTCGGTGTCCAGCGCCTGATCGGTCACATCAAAACCGATCGCGCTGCCCGGCTGCCGATAGACGATCAGCGCGTCCCGCATCTGATCAACCGACTCAATCAGCGGCCCCAGCTCCGGGGCGCGGATATGCAGTTCGTAACGATCTGAACGGATCAGCGGCAGCCCGTCCGGGCCGATCCGCTCATAGCCGACCGGCTGAAACGTCACATTGGGATATGCCGGGCTGTCCGGCTGCTGCAGCTGGTAAACCTCACCGTCCACCGCCGGGCCGATCACGGCACCCAGAGTGCGATGCACGGCATGGGCCGAGGTTGCCCGCTGTGCTGCGGGCTGCGCCTGGGCCACGCAACCATCCGCCCGCAATTCAGCGGCGATCTCGTCAGCAATGGTCATTAGCGCATCCTGTTTAGTGAGCGGGCGATGCCCTTATAAAACCGGGTTTCAATCTGATTGCTGACACTGGCCAGTGCATTGGCCTGAAAACTGTTAGCGGGCAACCCTCGGTGGGCATACCAGCGGGCGTGCGGGCGTTTCACCCGCCCACCGTTTTTACGGCCCCGGAGGTGGCGGCGGGATTTAGCTCGCAAACCATGCTCCAGCCACGCCGCAATATGGCCACGGTGTTTTCCGGCCACTTTGCGGTTAGCCCCCACAATCAGCGCAATACCGGGGTTATCGATTGAGGTACGTTTAGTCGCACTGACAAACAGGTTCAGTTTGTCCGCGTCGTTACGGGTTACCAGCCGATGGCCGATGGCCTGGCGCAGCGTCCCGCCGCCCTCCCGATCACTGACCGGGGCGGTGGCTTTTTCCGCTTTTTTGATCGGCGCGGCCACGCTCACCAGCCCCGAGCGCAGCGCCTTGGTCTGCAGATCCTGAGACAGCGCCTGCAGCTCACCCAGCACCTGCTGGTGATCCAGGTTTCTGATATCGAGCCGGGTCATGGCGGTTATCCGTGGCGGGTGGCGGTGATCGCCAGCTGTTTACGACGGCCTGATTTATCTACCACGCCGTCAATCTCGTAGGTATCGCCGTTGTAGATCAGCCGCATATCGTCCGTGATCCCGGTGCGATAGCGCACCGTCACATTGATAACCGTTTTCGCCAGCTCGCGCTGGTTCTGCAGCGCCTCACCGGCGGCGGTCTGCTGTACACGGGCATGGATGACCGGCCCGGCCTGCCATGTTTTGACGATATTAAAATCAGCGTCTTTGGTTTCAGCCAGCGTCACCAGCTGGATGCGGTGGGGCAATCTCATATCGTGTGTATCCGGTACGGGGCCAACAACGCAGCCACGGCAAAATCCAGGTTGCTGGTGATTGTGCCGATCACGACCGCCTCGCGGTTGTCGTACCAGTGCGCAATCAGCAGCAACATGGCCTGTTTAATATCCGCTGGCACCGCATCCGTGGGCCATCCAGCCCGGTACTGTATGCGCAGCGGTTTGGGGTGGTGTAGCTGCATCGCAGGCCACTGGCCGCCCAGCAGCTGCACCGTGCCGATATGTTCGGCGGTGTCTGTGTAGTAACGGGCCGGGGGGAGCGTTTGCTCTACCCCGTCCGCGTCCATGTAGTTGACAGACTCCACCGCCACCAGTCCGGCGGCCAGCTCGATACGCGGGGCGGGCTGGCCCCGCCACTGCATCAGATCCTCACTAAGCAACGGACGCTGACAGTGCTGCTCACAGTAACGCCGGGCAGCGGGTATCAGGATGGTGCTGATCAGTGTGTCCTCGTCGGTTATATCCCCATCAAGGCGGCACTGGGTGCGCGCCTCGGCGAGGGTAACCGGCTCGGTCCAGATCACCGGATCAGGCTCCGCCGCCGGGGCGGGATCAGGGGCGATGGGGTCAGTCATGGTTTACTTACCTTTATCTGCTGCAGCGGCGGCGGCTTTCGCGGCTTTGGCCTGCTCCGCTTTTTGCGCCGCCGCTTGTGCCGCGATGCGCTTCTCGCGGGCATCCGGGGTTTCGGCAATGCCCTTTTCCTGCAGCTCTGCCGCCAGCGGCTCAGGAAACCCGGCCAACTCTCCCGGATTGTATGAGCGCCAGTGGCGACGAAAGACGAGCCCGATATTCTTTCCAGACATGGTGTTACCTGCGTTAGTCAGTAGGGATAGCCAGCGGAGAAACCCCCGCCAGCCGTCAGATAGAAGGCGTTACGGCGTCCAATTAACGCCGGTCAGTACCGCGACAGATGGATCATGACGCATACCGAAATCGTGCTGCTCAATCGCCCGCACCAGCGTCTGATCACGCTGGAAGGCGCTGACGGTATCGCCGTTTGTGTCGGTGTACGTGGCTTCAGTAGAGATGGCGATCTCCAGTGATTCCGCCTCACCAATCACCGCATTGGAGAAATCACACAGGGTAATTTCAGACTCATCACCACCACCGCCCAGGTTATCCGGGATCTGGGTCGTGATACCCACCGGGCGGTTCTTCAGCTTCATATCCTCCAGCGATGGGAATGCAGGGTTGCCATTGCCATCGACCAGCGCGGCCAGAAACTCATAGGTGCGCGGGCTCATCAGGTAACCCGGTTTACGCATCTTCACATTGGCGTTACGCAGGGCCAGATCCAGCTTAGCCAGATCCGCCTTAACCTTGGCCAGGGTTGCACCGTCACTGGCTGTAATCAGGTGCGTGGCAGGCGGCGCCCAGAAACGCAGCCCCTTCGGCGTGTTATTGCTGCCATCGCCACGGATAAACGCCAGATCCTGACGCTCTGCCAGCGCCGAGATCAGATCACTGATAACGATCTGCTCCACCGCGTGGGAAGAAAAACCCAGCAGGTCATTACTCACCGGCACCAGCGCGGCCAGCTTTTTGGTGGACAGCTGCAGATCACCAAATTCCTGACCGGTCAGCCCGGCATCACTGTCACTGCCGATATAGCCCGCCGTCGCACCGGATACGATTTTCGGAATCGTGGCATTACCGCGCGGCATGGGGAGCACAATCGGGTTCATACTGCGCACCACCGACTCAGGGCGCAGCAGCTCGATCAGCTCCTGACGGTAATCAACCGGCACCAGCACCCCGCCCCCGGTGGCCGTTTGCGTTGTCAGGGCTGCCGCTACCTGCTGATCGTGCAGGGTGTTCGCGGCAAAACGGGCCGCCGCGTCCGGGTTACCTTTGGCGGCGGCCATGGAAATAACCATACGGGCCACCTTTGCGCCTTTAACGTCTGGCGTTTTCACCTGCTGGTACACTTTATCGCCCAGTTCTTCAGCCTGACCGTATGGGGTAATGGGCTTCGCCGTTGCCGCCGCCATCGCTTCCGCTTTTTCCAGGCGGTTAATAGAGGCGGTGATCTCATCAAACTGCGTCTGAAGCTGGGTAACTTCGGCCACCTCTTCCGCTGTCAGCTGTTCGCCGCCCGTTTCTTTATCTGCCAGCGCCTGCACTTTGTCGGAGACGGCAGCACGGGCGGTGTATTGTTCATTGATCTGGTCTACGCGACTCTTAGCCATCAGATTTACCTGTACGTTAGATACAAAAAAGGCACCCGTGGGTGCCTGTTGTGGTGTGGTTAGTTGTTAGTGCCGCTGCCGGGGCTGCATGGCCATAGAAGCAGCGCGGGCCTGTACGCTGTAGCTCTGCGTGACCGGCGGCGCGGGGACTTTATGAGCGGCGAATATCTCGTCTATCGCATCCTGTGCGGGGGCGATTTGATGGATAAACCCGAGACTTAACGCCTCTTCTGCATCCATCAGACCGGCCTGAGTATCAATCACTTTCTGTACATCCATATCCAGATACTGAGCAACGGAGCCGGTGAACATGGCATAACTACGGTCCAGACTCTTATTGATGGCGGCCGTGGCCTGATCAGTGATCGGCTCATGGGGGCTACCATCGTTTTTATGGCCTCCCCGGTAAAACGTGTTGTATTTGATGCCGGTTTCTTCTTCCCAACGGCTAACCTCGAACGTTTCCAAAATCACACCGATAGAACCTGCGCCCCCGGTGGGGCTGCAGATAATCCGGGTGCAGGCCGCCGCAATGAAGTAACAGGCGGAGTACGCCGCGAAGTTCACCAGTGCGGTGATCGGTTTGATCTTCCGTGCCTGGTAGATGAAATCAGCCAGCTCTTTGCAGCCAACAGCCATGCCGCCACCGCTGTGCAGATCCACCACAATTTCGACCACATGTTCATGGCGCAGCGCGGCACTAATCTGGTTGCGTAGGTGCTCATAGCTGATCAGTTCCTCACAGGCGGCGGTAATCGTTCCGCGCCGAGCAACCAACAAGCCGTGCACTTTGATAACGGCAACTTTGCCGTGAATTTGCAGCCGTTCAGCCGTGCGGGCCTCATCATCAACCAGCGCCAGCGGCTCCGGTACATGGTTAGCCACGTTGATACCGGACGGCAGGGCGGCCACCTGGCCCAACAGACGCGGCTCCAGCACAGCTTTAACGCTGTCTACTACCTCACGGGTAGCAAAAATCGGCTGACCAAACACCTGACTGGCCAGTAGTGGGTAGTTGATTTGCATTATTTGCACCGTTACGCGTAACGCCCGGCCAAATTGCGGGCATAAAAAAACCCGGCGGGGGCCGGGTTTTGTTGGAATTATTGGGTGTTACAGGCGGCTGTTGCATCACCCTCGCGGGCGCAGCAAAGCACGCATTAACGCTTGCGTCATTTCGTCCGACCTACCCCCGTGCTCGTGG